TTAAACTATAATCACCACCAGCAAGGTTATTAGAACCTATCGCTGTGGAATGTAATCCGACAGTTTGATTGGTAACGCCAAAACTTTTACCGAAGGTTCCTGATACTATGTTGTTGTCGCCAATAGCGACTCCTGACGAAATATATAATTGATTATTGTTTCCAAAAATCAAACCTTGACTTCGTCCCTTAAATATGTTTTTGTCACCGACTACCAATGATTTCGACGCACCTTTATCGAAGTTGTTATCATTTCCGAGAACCATAGAGCGATTTGTTGCTAATATATCATTATCTCCACCAAGAACTATTGTATTAGTGTTATCACAATCTTCGGGGTATCTATCGGAGGAAATACTTTTCGTTCCTTCAGTTAATCGAATCTCGCTCAACTGTAGTGGTTTATGGAAATATGTATAGCCATTAATAGTTAATCCTAGATTATAAGTAGTCCATCCATTGAATGTTGATACACCATTAGCTGTTAATTCGCCTGCCGTGACGACAGGTTTAGAGAAGGTCGTTCCATCTTCTTTTGCAAAAGTAACACTTCCTGCTCCTGCTACAGTAATGTTTCCTTCACCACCGAGAATTGTTTCTTCCGAGCCTCCGACAGTAAGGCCACCTGTTACTTCCATTCTCTCGTCTACGCTATATAGTCCTTTGAAGGTCGGTTTATCCTTAACCGAGATAACATTACTATTAATTTCAATATTTGTTCCAACGCCTAAATTTTGCTGAATTTTAAGCCAATAGCAACTTGTTTTTATGCCCTCTTCCTCTGCTACAGAATAGCAGTACCATACACTGTTATTTGTTCTTGACAAATACAAATCTCCAACTTTAATATCTTTATAGTTTTCCGGATCTGAAAGAGGTTCCCCTTCATCTGAATACATATGAGGAACTATAACTGAATTTATGTCTGTCATTTTCGCATCAGCTACATTTATAAGCTCTATTTTTTTAGTCTCACTCATATCATTAAACGCATTAACAGTAGCGTTAATATTACTTTCAGAGTTTTCAGCTCTCATAGCACTTTCAGATGCTTCATCTGCTTTTTGTTGTGTTTGCTCCAGATAGCTTTTGTTAAGCTCTACCTTTTCATTCACTTCTGCAACCAAAGATTTTGTTTCTGACATAATGTTAATAATTTGATTGTAAATATCCGGTGTAATCTCATTTACAACATCTACCGGAACGCCTTTCTTTACTTTCTGACATACAATTGTTGAAGTAATTCTTCTACCTTCTGAATTGTCACCAAAAACTCCAATGTAAAGCTCACATTCTTCCCTAAAAAGCCAATCAGGTAATTTTTCTGCTGATACAACATCCTTTTCAACAAGCACTTTTACCGAATCACTTATACTATAATCATCTACATATATTACGGCTGTTTTTGTATATCCGTCCCATTCAGAAGAAAAATCAAACTTAATTTCTTCCAAATTGGAAGTTCCTGATATTAAAGACTGCTGGTTAACAATATGCGCCTGTTGTCCTTTTATCTCTATGTTTATGTTCATCTTTTTCTCCTTTAATCCACCATCCATACTGCATGAACCGGTATACACATTCCAGTGTCAATTGCTATAGGAACACTTGCTCCATAATAATCGAAACTTACTGTACCTCCCGGATTGATTGTCATCATCCATCTGTTAGTTGTCCCCAAATGTCCTTCTTGAATTGACCATACATTGCGAGAAGGTCTCATATCCTCAGGAATGTTTCTAAACAAACTATCATGATTTGCAAAACTTGTTGAATTTGTTATAATTCCCACCAATTCCACAGTTTTGCCAACTCTTCTAATTTTAGGTGCATCAGTAGTGGACCATGCTGATATGCCATTCCCACAATCAACCGGTTTCCAGCCTGTATCATACACTTCTCCGGATGTTTCAATAAGGGTTAACTCCTGCCAATCCTTCCAGCCGGCATTTTCATAACGCTTATAAATCACATTGTTCTTTACATCGGGAATAAATATCTGAAACTTAGTTGATGTTTCCCCTTCAACATAAAGCATTCCCCAGTTAGTAACAGGTCTGTTTGTTCCTGCTGTTGTCTTTATGTGATACACTCCATTTTCTGTTAATGTATTCCAATCTACTGCTGATGTTATGGTTTGTGATTTCACATAACTAGGTAAATCTGTTAAGTCATTGTATGAACCTGTAAAAGCCACCGTCTTTAAGTCTGTAAAGAATTTCTTTATTTTTCCAAAAATAACCTTATGTGTTTCTCCTGACAAAATATTTTCTCTTTTTGCTGCTGTCTGAAAAGCAACAATATTACTGTCACTATTTCCATCCTTTGAAAGCTTCTTGGCAAGCTCCTCATTATTCTTTTTCAATTCACCATCTATGCTGTCTGCATTTTCATTAAAAACATCAATATCATAAAACTCATCTCCATCCGGTTTCTTTAACTGCAAATACTTTGTTTTATTAATCATCTTGTGCTCCTTCCTTCTTCAAACACTTCTTCTCTTAATTGAATGTGTGTATACTTCTTTAATTCCTCGTGTGTAAATTTTGATAACTGATTATTCTTGTTATAAAGCAAAGACAAATCAATTAACAGATTACTTGGAACAACCCTGTCCAACAGCTTAGCCACATCAGAAAGCACATTCCTTGATGTTAAGGCAACCCTGACTGTTAACACATAATTATTGGCATCCAACTTTACTGAGTAATTAGGACCTTTACTTTCATCATTACCACATATTACCGCCAAAGTCTTTTCCAAGGACCTTACAGTAAAAGGTCGTTGCTCTGTAACAATTCCCAATATCTTCAATCGTCTTTCTTCCAATGTATATGTGTCCTTATTGGATATTCCAAGCATCCTCTCCCAGTGTTCACAACCTTGCTCATCCAAACTTTCAATGAAATTATTGTTCCACATTTTTTCAAGTGCTTCCCACAAATTTTCAGACTGTGATTGCTCGATGTCTGTTAATTCCTTTATCTCTCTAAACTCTCTTAACCATTCAGGCAGATACTCAATCAACTTTCTATCCACTTATATCACCAACCTTTGGAATATAATCACAATCAATTATGCAATTACCTTTCTTTCCATCAATCTTTACACTTAAAACATTGTCAACACCTTCCATGTCAAGAAGCATTGATTCTATCTGTCCGCTTCTTACCGTCATTGTGTCCTTTGCTTCCCATTCATTTTTTATGACATTTTTTAAATACTCTGCCAAATTTTCTGTAAAAGTTTCCTTGATGTCATCCCATATATAATTTTCCATATATTCAATCTGAACATCCACATTTATTCTCTTAACTTTTGGTGTTGAAACAGTTACAATGTGACCGATTGGTGCAATTCCCACACCTGTTCCATCTTTCGTTGGATCAAACGTATTCTGTACTTCATTTATGATTTCAGAAGAAGCTTCATTATATTGAGAATCAAGAATTGCCAGCTTTACAGTTCCTCCACCATTCCAAACAGGATAAACCTTGCAGGCACCTACCTTTTCAATGTCTTTAGCTTTTTCCTTATAATCTGCCTTATTTCCTCCAAAGGCTGCTTCTGTAAATGATTCAAAATATCTTTCTCTCAAAGATTCTTCATCCTCATCTTCCGTGCCATACACAATCACTTCAACAGCCTCTATATCTTCTAAGTCATCAACATATTCAATTGGAATCACATCATCCTTTATGTTGTTTCCGTTTTCTCCTGATTCAGAACATGTCATGCTATAGAATCCATCTCCTAAGTTTTCTGTAATTGAATATGTCATTTCACCTATGCTAAACTCTGTTGCCTCTGGAATGTTCACATCAGAAGGAATACATTTCACTTTTACCACAGCCGGAATACCTTCCTTTACAAATATTCCCCTCTCTGCTGCACGCTTAATCAAATAATAATAAGATGCACTGTCTGCAAAACATTCCTGCAAAAGAATGTCCATGTCTGCATACATCTGTGCACTTTCCATTGCCACAGGTGCCAACGCATCATAAATAATTGAACCCTCTCTTTTATCAACATCCCCCTGCACATTTTCAAGCATCTGACTTAAAATGTTCTCAAAGGTCATCTCCTCAAACATCAATGCTCACTCCTTCCACTTCAATCTCTTCATCATCAGAAGTTGTAACTGTCAGAGAAACCATCAATTCATTTTTGTAATTTGAAATACTCTCTATCTCAACAGAATTAAAACGTTCATCCCTTAAAATGGCTTCCTCAATCCTGCCTCCAATTACTTCCTTTACCTCTGCAATGTTTTCTCCCAATAAATCAGCTTTCTCCAATCCATAATTTTCATAAATGCTGTAATAATCAAATTCAGTTAACAGAATCTTTATTATTGCCTGCCTTAAGATTTCATCATCTTCATCAGATTTTCTCAAAATCCTTTTGCTTTCAAAATCCAGCACATATGTATCATTGTAAAACTCCTGCTCTTCATCTTCTTCCACATTAAAATCTTCCAGTTCTTCCAATTCTTCAGGTAACATACTCACACCATCCTATCCACAACAAGATACTTCTGACCACCATCTGCACGTATCATCACAACCTTGTCGCCCTTTTTCAATTTGCTCTTTGATGCAGTTTCCGTAAAATACAAAAACTCATCCGTTAAGATGAGCTTTTGATTAACCTTTATTTTAGACGAATCTGCCTTTAAAACCGTACCAATTACAATGGTACAGGGCTTCGCCGCTTTTCTTGCATCCTCTGCTATTTTCTTAATTAACTGTGTCAAACTAGTAGCTGCTATCGTAATCACCTCCAGATAATTCCAAATCCATAAGATGTTGCCCATTATTAAATGTATGAGTAACCTTATCAACTAACATATAATTTGAAATTGTTTCACCATAAATTGTCAACTTAACAAGAACCAAACAGCCGGCTCTTACGTTAATGTCACCAAAACAATTATTAATCTTAATTGTCTTGCCTGTTTTACAATAAATCTTCAACAATGCCTTAACCTTTAACTTTGCGCCCTTGCTACTGTCGATTTTGTCAAAATACTGAAGCACACCCCATTTATTAATGTACTTACTGTTTTTTGCCATATAAATCTCCTGAACACCTTTCTTGGTGTTGTCATATGCTAATTTGATCTGATTATAAACATTGTCATCTATTGTTTCCTTATAATCATAAGATTCTGCCGTGGTTGAAGTTATTAACCTGTTAACCTTCCAAGGTTCCCTTAACCTTAACTTTCCAAATTCATCATACAAGGTATAAATCTTTCCCCTTGCCATTAATGTTTCATCCAAGCTGTTCTGTACAATGTCAAACAATGTTGCATTATCATCAATTCTTGACACAGGATACTTTGTATTCGCCAACTTACCACAATTCAGTTTAAAATCCTTGGCAATTTTCTTAATTAAAACCGTAGAAGTTCTCTTTTTTGAAATATAAGTATCCTTATTCTTAAAATACCTAAGCTGATCATACACAGTAACATCCAAAGTCTTATCTGTTTTAGGTGAAATGGAAAATACAAAACCATAAAAGAAATTTTTGCCATTAACCACTATTGCCACAGAATCACCATTTGAAATTCTCTTCTTTGAATCGCTGTCAACAAACGTTGTAAAAGTAACCTTACCCGGTGCATTTTTTCTCTCAAAGGTTGTTTTTAATCCTTCCTGAACCTGATGTTTGTACCTTTTCTTGCCGTGTTTAATCAGAACATTAACAACAAGCTTCTCACTGTTCTTTACTGAAACAGCTTTATACTCCACCTTTCTGGTTGACTTTTTCTTTTTTGATTCATTCTTTTTAAGAATTTCCCTTAAATATGATATTTCCTGTTTTCCACTGCTTTTACCGGTATTCTTTCCGCTTTTCTTTCCCTTTGATGTCTTACCTGATGAAGTAATGTAATCACTGATTACCCCATATCCTGTTATTGTATGGTAACTTAACGGATATGATCTTCTCATAACAGCATCAGAAGTGTTACCCTCAATGGTATGCACAGTACTTCCTGATACATACTCAACAATTCCCACGTGAGATGCACCATCTGATTTAAAATAAATGAAATCATTTCTTTTAGGTGTGTATGAACCCTTATACTTGAATCTTCCCTTGTTTTTAAACCATTGCATTCCTGTGTCTGTTGATGCTGTCTTGGGAGCAATGCTTGTTGATACACCTGCCTTATATGCACACCAGGAGGCAAACATATGGCACCATGCAGCACCATTCATTCCATACCAGGCACTATACTTGGTCTTGTTACCGCCATATGCTTTATAACCAACTTCCTTTGATGCAATATCAATTATGTCTGCCATCCTTTCCTCCTTATGGTTTCTTCAAAACAGTTCCCTTGTACAGATATTTTCCTTTGGAACTGCTTTTTCTCTTGTGCTTCTTTGCAGCCTTTTCAATAACCTTCTTGTTCTTCTTGTAAATGGCAGAACCCTTTGAACTATCCTTTAACCACTTTTTCGCTATCAGTGTAAGAGTTTCTTTGTTAGATTTAATAGTATATGTATTTGGTATTTTCTTAACCTTCACTGCGCCATATTTTCTGTATTCCTTAAATTCCAAAGATACCCTACTATCAAAGCCATCACTAACAGAATCTGTTATTGTCAGTCTTTCCAATGACACTGTAAGAATAGTATTGAATATCTTTTTATCATTTGGTGCATATCTGTAAATTTCCAGTTTAAATGCCTTCTTGGAAGATAAAAGTTCCTTATACTTCTTAATGTACTCATCGGCACCCTTGTATTTTCCATCTGAATAAAAAGCAAATGGATAATGTTGATTAGGCAATAACAAGTCAAATGAAATCTCTGTAAGTTTGGGATTTCTAAGTATGTTAACTTCTCCCAAATTAATCAGTGTCATTGTCTTGTTATCACCATCAACCTTTATGCTTATTTTTTCAGGTGGAATGGGTACATACTGCCCATCAATAATCAATCTATACATTCTAATGCACCCCTTCCGCTACTGCTGACATTTCTTCTTCCAATCTTGTCTTTAAATGAGTAACTATTCCTTCCATATCAGCTTTTGAAGAACCATTAATAACATTTGACATATCTACACTGATTTTTGCTGTTGTAAATCTGTTAATTGCTCTCTGTTCTGCATAATCCTTTATGTACTTAAGCTGCTGATTTGTAATATCCAATGAATCCGATGTTTTTGCAGTGTTTGCTGCTGTTTCAGCCGTGTTGTTTGTAATGGCATCTGTTCCATAACCATAGTCTTTATCCTTTGTTTCACCTTTCTTAAAAAGATTACCAAAAGTATTCTTAACCTTACTTTCAACACCCTTTCCAAGATTGTATCCTTTTCCATAAGCATCACCATAATTAATTCTGTAATCAATGCTTGGAGCTTCTTTATTTAATGTAATTGAATTTTCATTTTTACCCCAAGAAGTAACTGTATCTTGTAAAGAAGTTAATCCACTGGTCCAATCTGTTCCAAATATGGCATCTATAATCTTGGTAACAACTTTTCCAAGACTTAAAAACCATGATATAATCTGACCTATCAGGTTTGCAACTGCACCACCAAAAGAATCAAATCCACCATTTGTAACATTTAAAATCCATTCAATTATGCCAATAAAAGGCTGAACAAAAATACTCCATACAGCCTGAATTATTGCGTTAATCGTTCCTATTCCTACATTTATGATTGCTGCTCCTGCTGATGCCACTACACCAAAAATCACACCTGTAGCAGAACGGGTTTTATTCTGCACCTTGTTAATTGCTGCCACAACCAGATAAATAGCTGCTATTACCGCAATAATAGCAATAATAATCCATGTTAACGGACATAATGACAATGCGGTATTTAATCCTTCCTGTGCAAATGTCATTGCTATAATAGCCGCTGTACTTGCTGCACTAGATACCACATGTAATGCCTTTGCACCTATATCTTTTAATGTTGTAAGCCAGCCTATTCCCATTGTTGCATTATAAACAATTAATGCTGCAACTATTCCCCATATAATAGGTTCAATTAATGTCCAATTAGATTTAAAGAAATTAATCATTTGCGTTCCAATGTTAATAATTCCTGTTATTGCTCCCATTACTAAGACTGTAGCATTTCCAAACCCGGTTGCTAAAAGCTGTATGGTTGGCAGATTGTTATGTATTGCATTAAACATACTAACAATCGTCGGCTGTACCTGTTGACCTATAGTTGTTTTAACCGCATCAAAATCCCTTTTATTTCTTGCCATTACTCCCTCAGGGGTTTGAGCCATTGTTTCATTCATCTTTCCTACATTCTGCTCTATTACCTGAGCCAACATATTAGCCTTTTCCATCTCAGTTCCATTTTTCATTACCTTTTCCTGATAATCCGTAAATGAAATGCCTGCACGTCTTAATGCTCCAACCTGACCAGTCATAACCTTACCTGTCATATTACCGATATTAACCATATCCTCATTAGTAACATTAACACCATGCATCTGAACCGCTAAGTCAGCCATCTTAGGTAACAAAGTTTTAACTGCATCTGTCTGATGAAAATATGTTGATGCCTGTTGCGCTCCATTTATTAAAGCTGTCTTTCCAACAACACCATAACCACTTATCTCAGAAGCAAGATTTTTCATCATATTAACCTGTGATGTTCCTGCTCCCTGCATTGCACCCATTACTTCAGTAAGTTTTGTCTCTGCCTGATGTAATTGAGATACCTTTTCATTACATTCACCTATAAAGCTGGCTCCCTGTCTTATAAGAAATATTCCACCAAGAGAAGCTACCAAACCTTTAACTGTGGAAAGTAATCCTTTTGCTGAATTTGTCCCCTCTCTTACTTTACCATTGTATGTTTCTTGACTTATTGAAGCTCTTGACGTGTCACTTGCTATCTGCTTAATCTCTGCATCTGCCAATCCTAAATGTGTTCTGGCAGAAGCTAATTTAGAGGTATTAAACATGTTTCCTGACACGCCCTGGGCTCTTTCACATTCATTAATTACAGTTGAGACAGCATTAGTTATGTTCATAAGCGGTGCCGTCATTCTGTCTGTTAACTGAAATGAAGTCATTATTGATGCCATCTCTTTACCTTACCTTTCCAACTTTCTTGCTTTCTTCCTCTTCCTGCTCAACCCTTGCATTAATGGAAGCAATCACAAAAGCTCTCTCATTTTTATCCAAACTCATAAAAAATGAAGGTGTCCAATGAAATTTATGTAGACAGTAATATGCATACATTGAATCAGGATCACCTTCATCTATTAGTTTTTTGCTTCGTTAACTTTATCCTGTAATGTTTCGTCAAATCCGTTAAACTTCTGAATAAATTCAGCAAACTCATTATATTCTCCCGGATTATCAATCATCTGCTTAATTAAGTCTTCCGGATTCATTACACCATAAGAATCCTGTAATTCCTTATTGTATAAATCAGGTTCTGCAACAGATGCACACATCAGCTTTGCAATAAACAATGAAGAATTAAATTTCTGTCTGTAAACACCCGGCTTTCCTGTAACCTGAACCTCTGTTGTACACTTCTCTCTAATTCTTTCATATTCCTCAGTTGAAACTGCCTTAATTTTCCAATCCAATGGAGTTCCATTTTCGTCGCATAATGAAGCGGTTACCTTATATGCCACGTCATCCTTATATTTCTTATTTTTCTTTAAAAAAGCACTTAAATTAGTTGCCATATTCCCTTACCTTCTCTTTCTAAAAAATAATGGATAAGAAGATTTTTAGTTCTCCTTATCCACGTTACTATTACATATATGCAGGTTCCTTATATTCTGAATCCTTGCTGTAGTCCATTGCATATGCCTCAATGTCCTGTTCAATAAAATCTCCATCCGCATCAAATGAAGATAAAAGAACATCTCCTTCTATCATACACTGATGATAAGTTTTCCCTGATGCTCCCATTGATGTTGCCGGATCATTTGATTCAACCTCGGCTTCAAAAGTTGGAAGCATTCCTGTATTCTTGTATTCTTCCACAAGTCTATCAAAAGCCTCCGTACACTTATACAAAGTCATTTTTATTTTAATTTCCAATCCACTTGGCTTTTTGCCTTTAATGGTTTTACCAAGAATCGGTACATCGGCAAGACTAACATTTGCCTTTGCTTCAAAATTCTTAGCATTAAGCATTGCGTATCTTCTGCCTCCAACAGTACAGTATAATGTTGCTAACTTACTTGATGGTGCATCATTAGTATTCATAAATCCACTCATTCTTTACTGCCTCCTTCCTAATCTATGATCGTAGTCATATAAAGTTTTTCCATTACACCTACAATAGTAATATTTGTATTAATTACTACCGCTTTCTTATCTTCACCCTTTTC